AGCGCATCCTGGGTTGTCAAGAGGTTTCACTCGAATGACGTAGAGGGACTACTCCGTCAGAGTGAATTCGAGATTCACCGGTTCGGCCTATTGACAAATTAGCCAACGTTTATCAATTCACGGGTGCGTAACAGATTTCCTATTACTCCAATGATCTCTATAACACCAGGTCAGAGGCACTATTCTCTATGAGTTGATCTCTCTGGTCTCAATCCTTTTGTTGTGCACAACTTAAATAGAGATCATTTAGCTCTTGAATGGTGCGAACGATTCCGTGGGCAGCAGTCAACTGCCCCGTAGTGGTGCCTCATTGGCTCGCTGAGCGCTTGCTGTGGCGTCCCTAGTAGGTTGTGCCTGAGCAGGATGTTGACCATGGCAGGGGAGCGCTCAGGGCCTTGGGTGGGGCTCGCGGTGTGGTAGAATCCTTTGTCAGTGGTCGAATGTTGGAATGGCAAGTAGGTGAATAAGATGGCTAGTCCCTCAGAGCTTTCGTTTGTATTCGTGTTCGCTGGTAGTATGCGTGAGGTTGAGTTCTATCGTTACAAGGAAGGATTGGCGCCTTCTCAAGTGCGAATGGTTGAGTCTTCTCGAGATTTGCAAGGATATTTTTTCCATCCTGAGAGCGTGAAGATGCCTTTAGTTGGAACCTTTTGGGATCGGAGAGACGCTGTAGAATTGTATGAGACCGCTCTTTCTCGAGGAATTGATCTTGTGGAGGTCAAGATTTAGCAAGATTTTTTGGCATACCCCCCAAGTGGATCTTATCTGGCGTCCATAGTGGACGGAGGAGGATGCGTGCCGATAAGGGACGGAAGAATCCCAAGTAACATCCTAGATTCTGATCTCACAGAAGAACAGATAGAACAAGCAAGAGTAACAGTCTCTAGAGGAGCCAGGGATGTAGAAGACCTGGCTCTTTTGCTTGATATGCTAGGACTGCTTCCCAAGGAAGAAGATGCCACTAGCGATGCCAGGGAAATAAGGAAAAGAAAGGCAGCAGAGTTGAAGGCCACTAGGAAAGCTGCTAGGAGAGCTAAACGTGAGCAAGAGGTCGCCTGGCTACAGCGCAATGACTACTAGTCGTGCTATCATCCTGCCATGTATACCTGTCGGTACGACCTCCGTGCGGGTGGCCGTGGGTGCCAGAATGAAAGAACTTTAGATTTCGATTTCTGTCAAAAGCACCTAGATACGCCACGAGGCAAGCAACATGTAATGGACGTGATTCAACGTGGTAACATTACCACTCCGTCCATCGTTCAGAACGCGATAGACAAAGCCAAAGAGCTTCCTGAACAGGATTACCATACGAGTGCGCTTGAACAAATGGCTGCAACTCTAGAGGTGATCCAGAATTGGGTCAATGAGTCCAGAAGCCATCTCGATACTCTCACTGTAAGTGAATGGCGCTATAAGGACCGAGCAGGTCAAGAGCAAGTCCATACTTATGTCGTATTGTACGAACGAGCACTCGATAGAATCTCTAAACACCTCGGCGCAATGAGTAAGGTCTCTCTTAGCGACAAGATAACGTCACTTGGCAAAGCTCAGGTCGATATGATGATTCGTATGATTATGACCGTGGTTGCCGAGCTGCGATTGAACGAGGATATGAATTCTCGAGCGCAATCGCTGTTGCTTGACCTTTTGGAGCGCGAGGCTAACCTTACCGGGCGCGTTGAGCACTATGCTCATAAGCAATTGACTCCCGCTGGGCCAAATAACATCGTTGTCGACGCGATGACGGGCAGTTATGCCAAGACAAACTAAATTCGACGCGAAAGCGTACGCTTTAGACCAATTACGCGCCAGAATCCTCCCCACTGACCCCGTTCAATGGGTAAAGGACAAAACTGGCGTCAATTTATGGTCAAGACAGCGTATGATTTGCCAAAGTGTTCAAAAGAACAAGCTGACGGCCGTAAAATCCGGTCATGGCATTGGTAAGTCATTTACGACGTCGAATTTGGCTGCATGGTGGGTAGATACTCATCCTGTCGACGATACGATGGTTATTTCCACCGCTCCGTCCTCTCGACAGGTCGGAGCGATTATGTGGGAAGAAATTCGCAAAATCCATCGAAAGGCGAACCTGGCCGGTGAAGTGCAACGAGCTAACCGTTGGCTCATTGACAATACGGAAGTTGGTTTCGGAAGGAAGCCACAGGATTACGATCGCCACGCATTCCAGGGTCTACACCGTGATAACTTACTCATCATCATCGATGAGGCGTGTGGTGTTGATGAATGGCTTTGGATTGCAGCTCTTTCGATGGCAACCGGCGAGAATAACCGAATCATCGCCATTGGTAACCCTGACGACCCTTCTAGTTATTTTGCGAAGGTCTGCCGTCCAACTTCGGGTTGGAACGTCATCCAGATTTCCGTATTTGATTCACCGAACTTTACTGGTGAAGAAGTTACCGAGGATGCCCGCCGGAAACTTACCCAACCGGACTGGGTAGACTTTATGGAGAAAGAAGTCGGGCGCGATACTGCGACCTGGACTTCTAAGGTACTTGGCGAATTCCCCGAGATTGACGAGATGTCAACGATCCCACTCGGGTGGGTGCATCGGGCGCAGGAACGTTGGCAGGAATGGGAAGACGCAGGCTCTCCAAAAGAGGGTCGCTATCTACTTGGAGTGGATGTTGCGCGATACGGAGGAGACAAGACCGCTTTCGCCCATAGGTTCGGAGACGTTGTCACTTCCGTTGAGGTATTACCTGGAGGAGATACAGAGAGGACAGCAGAAAGAGTCCTCGAAAACAGGTGGGCGACAGCAGTCGTCGATACAAATGGAGTGGGCGCAGGTGTCTACGATAAGATTAGAGCCCGCGGGATGTCCGCATTGCCGTTCAATGCGGGGAACCGAACCTCTCTACGTGATAAGTCTGGGCAAATCGAATTTTATAACCTTCGCGCTGCGGCTCATTGGAGAATGCGTGACGCTCTTGACCCAGGGAAAAGTCCGACCCTTTGCTTACCGCCTGACGAACTTTTAGCGGCAGACCTTTCTTCCCCGCGATGGAAGACCATGGCGGGTGGAAAACTTGTTATCGAGACAAAGGACGAGATCAGAAAACGACTGGGTCGTTCTCCTGACCGTGGTGACGCGGCAATCCTAGCAGTATGGCTGGGCAGTGGACAGGATCTCGGGGTAGAGGAGTCGACATTCGATTGGGTGGACAAACCTGATCCCATGCAGGATGATGACGACGGGGAATCTGGTGGCGTTGATTGGGTAAGCCCATCGGATGAACCAGCTTTAGATTATGAGATAAGTTCATTTGCTAGACAAGATACATCATTAGGGGGATTGTTTAGGTGACATTCCCATATTCTTATGTAGAAAAGGAACTCAACGAAGATCCTCCTCCGTTTAACGAGTTGGGATCTTCTTTCCGTTGGAACGACACCTTCGGTGGATATAATCAGGGCAAGGTATTCGAGGTTCCCGATGGTACGCTCACCGAGTATCACGAAATGCTCGATACTGATGGAAAAGCTGCGAACATTGAGATGGTACTTACGTATCCCATCATCTCTGCTCCGTGGCAAATTGAGGCAGCTCTTAACCCCGATGGTTCTACGGAATCAGGCGGCAAGGCAGATGAAATCCGCCAATTCGTCTTGGATGCACTAACCGATTTACCACACCAAGGTGGACCTCGCACTACTGTAGAACAACTCATCGCTCAAATGACTGGCGCCGTTACGGATAAGAAAGCCGTCTTTGAGAAAGTCTTTAAGGAGAAGAAAGGAAAGGTCGTCTACGATAAGCTCGCCTGGCGACCCCTAGAGACCATCGAGCTTGCTTATGACGCAAAGAACTCTGACCTACGCGGATATTACCAGACTCCTATTAAATTCGAACCTACCCCTAGGCTGTATCCTCAGGGTGCTCGAATTTGGGTTCCCATGGAGCGTGCGTTCATCTACATCCATGGTACGTGGAGAGATCCTATCCATGGGATCAGTTCAATGCGCGTGCCTTACTGGTGCTACGTTACCAAGCGTAAATTGCGGTGGCTATGGTACCAATTCCTCGACCAGACATATCTGCCAAAGACTATCGTCAAAAATCCTGATGACCGACAGGCAGTAGCGGATGCCAAAAAGGTAGCCACACTCCGTAGCAAAGGTGTAGTAGGACTTCGGGCAGATACGGTTGTGGAGCCATTTGAGTCCGGTGGGCATGGTGCAAGTGGATATATGGATGCTATCCACTTTTTGGACTCTGAGATGTCCAATTCCATCATGGCAGGCTTTACCGATCTGACGGCGCATGCATCTGCTGGTAAAGGCTCTTATGCGCTTGCTGAGAGCGCTATGAAGACATTCCTTCGCGCCCGTCGAATGGTCGCAAAGGATATGGCAAGGTGGATCACCAATGGCGTTGTTGCCGATTTGGTCCGTTATAACTACGGCTCAAAGGTTCCTTGTCCCAATTTCACGTTTGGTCCACTCTCTGAGCAGAATGAGCTTGCTGTTCTCGACGTATTTAAGTCAGTTGCGTCTACTGGAGCGAACGTAGACCCCGAATTCTATGACGAACTCCAAAGTCGAGTGGCTTCTTTGCTGGAACTCGATGAAGGTAAAGTCAAGCAAAGTATGGGTGAGGGCGATACTTCACCCGGAAGTCTCCAAGAGATGGGTAAAAAGGTAGATATTGCGACTCAAATGGTGGCGGGGGCGCAAGCAGCGGGGCAAATTCCTCCTTCGCCCGCTGGACCGCCTCCTGGTGGCGCTACTCAACCTACTCCTCAAGGGGCTCAAAGCGTTGTGAATAGCCCTGCTGCGGCTAAAAAGCGCACTCGACCCAAGGGAAATCCCCAACAGAAGCCACAAAAGCCTAAGTAGGACAAAAACATGTGGTACGAGATGGAAATCGTTCAGGGAAACGATTATGAAGTCATTTTCTTGGCTACTGATCCAGAAACTGGCGTCCCTCTCGATATTCGCACCGGTTTTACCTTTACCGGCCATATTGCGAAGACCTCCGACAATGGATTGACTCCTCTTTATACGTGGCCTGTAGATGCTACTGGACTTGTACCGCGAAACGGCTCTCTGGCAGTACGAATTCCAGGCGATATCAGCCTGGCTTGGGCCTTTGAGAGGGTTTATTACGGTATAAGGGTGCTCAAAACCGATGATGGCAGCGAAATCATGGGAATTCGTGGTCCATTGATCGTCATTCCGACAGTTGCTTGACAAAAGAAGAGGAAACTCATGCCAGACGTTGAGGAAAGCTACGATGTTCGACCTGATCGTATCTGCATCGCCTGTGGAAAGACAGATAAGGCTCCTAGGGACCAGGTTGCGCTAGCAGATGGCAATGTGGTCTATTACCACTTTGATTGCCATGCCATGATGGGCTGTGAGACCTGTAAAGCGGTTCTCGATGCAGTGGCGCAGGGTCATGGCCCTGATGGTAAGAAAGATGAGGCTCTTTGGCAGAATCTCGTAGCGGAAGCCGAGAAGCCAGTAGAGGAACAAGCCGAAATCTTTACCACTCCCGATGCATCCGGTGATTTCCGGAGGATGGCAACAGAAGAAGAGATGAAGGGAGCTGGACTCGCATGACTGTCCTCGATACCGCTGAGGCTAATCGCTATCTAGAGGCTCTTGTCGCTAAGACAGCATATCCTACGCTGGCTCCTCCCATTAAACTCGACTTGTGTACTGCGGTAGGAACCGATGCCGCTGCGGGTACCAAGGTTTCCGGTGGTGGTTATGCCGTGCAAACCATTGCCGCAGTGGGTTGGAACGCCGCAGCGTCTCGTCAGATAACCAATAACGCCATCGTTTCCTATACCAATATGCCGGTGGCTACGGTAACATCGGTAGACGCAACGGATAACACTCCCACCCGTAAATTCTATGGGTCTCTGGCTGCATCTCGAACAACTGCCTCTGGTGACACCCTTTCCTTTGCCGCTGCTGCGATTGTTCTCGGTATGGGCTAAGGGAGAATAACTAAAGAGTGGGGGTGACCGATGGCAGTTTTATTCGATGCCGTCGGTCCCAGTGCTGCGGGTGCGGGTGGTCTAGGGGTCAACTCAACAACGTGGACGCATACCGCTGGCGCCGGTTGTTCGCATGTATTTGTTGCTTGCGCAATTGGCGGAGCCCCAACGGCTGATCCAACCGCTACCTATGGTGGCGTGGCGATGACTCTTTTGGGTCGTCAAAACTCCGCCAACAGCACTTCTGGTTTTGCCGCACTATTTGTATTGGCTAATCCTCCGACCGGTGCCTCAACTGTTGTAGTGACTCCTGCCAGCACTAACAAAACCATGAACTGTGGTTCTGTTTCGGTGACTGGTGGTGGTGCTTTAGGGACAGTATTTACGAACTTTGGACTTGTGCAGGCAACTTCGACACTTTCAGTAACTGGAACAACTACCGGTGGTTTGATAGTTGACGCCTTTGCCTCTGGAGCTATTACTACCTATACCGCTACGGGTACTGGTCAAACTCTGCGTTGGCAGAAATCTGGCGATAGCAATAGCGGTGCTGGCAATGGTTGTGGATCTTCACAAACTTCCGGTGGTGCTGGGGCGACTACTATTGTTAAGTATTCATTTACTAATGATGACTGGGGTAACGTTGCCGTTGAAGTGTTGCCATCGGTAGCAGCAGGAGCGACTACTTATGTTCCTCGGTCTCATAAATCCCCGAATTACCGGAGGTAATAGATGAGTGCTCTCATTCCGTCGAATCCATATACGGTTTCGTCGGTGATTACCAACCCCGGTGCCGTAACTAATCTTGTTGTGCATGCCGCTGCGCTAAAGCCACTAGTGATTGTTCGAGCTAAAGTGACTTTGGCGCAGGCTACGATTCCTACTGCGGCAAACGCCAGGGTGAGATTAGGACTCAAAACGGCTGCGGGTACCTATACCGCAATCACTCAAACCACGTTTATCAAAAGCAATCCATCCGATCCGACGGCGGGTTTTACCGCTGGATTCACCGCTACTGCCGAGGGGACAGATGGTAGCTTCCTCGAAGAGGGTTGGGGATCAGCTACCGGTTGGATCTTTGATTGGTCACCGACTCCTGAGGAATATATTCTGGTTCCGGCGGGAGTTGCCAATGGTTTCTTCATTAAGCACAACGTAGCCCCACCGGCAGGCAACTACGCTTTTACCATTGTTGCGCATGAGATAGGCTAAAGGCTAAATAATGGCTGGGCGTGCGGGAGTTTTCCGGCGAGGTTTTAGTATGCCGGAACGTCGACGCATTCCCGGAATTGCTGTAGCCTCTCCCCCAACTACGTATCCTGGCAATCTCAGTCTCATTGCTACTCCAACTCTGAGTCTCGATGGACAGATTCCAGGAATTGCTCCTGTCGGTACGCTTACTGGTGTACTGGACTCTCTTGGAGCAACAACTTTTCAAGTTACCACTACTGCTATCGGTAACGCAGTCATTGTTGGAGTCAGAACTAACTCCGCTACGCTATCCGTTACCGGAATGTCTGGTGGAGGTTGTGATTGGGTCAATGCTGGGTATTATATATCCTCGGCGCGTGGTCGTTCCTTCGAAGTGTGGATTGGCACTGTCAATTCAATTGTATCCAATCAAACTGTGGCTGTATCCTGGTCCGCCTCAGCCGCTGCGAAGAATCAAAGCTATAATCCACAGGAATTTACTCTTGGTACACCTTGTAGTTGGGGATTAGATGGATCTCAATCAGGTGGAATTGAAGCCTCATCGGTTACTACTCTATTGTGGCCGACGTTAAGTGCTGCAAAAGCGGGAGAATTGTACTTTGGGCAGGGATATAGTTCCTCTGCTACTCCTCCAACTGGAGCTGGAACCCCGGCGGGATTCTATTTTGATCCAACTATTGAATGCTGGATGTATGGAGTAGTATCCGCTTCTGGATCGATTGCTCCTACTGAAACTGCGGGTGCATCGACTAACTTTGGCGGTTTGGGCTCGTTAATTGTCGCGGGTACCGCTGCCACTCAACAAGCTAGTGTACCTCTTACGGCTACTCTAACCCTGACAATCTCTTCATTCCTCGAAGAATTCGTCTCTATCTCGCTGACAGCCACTCCTACGTTGACTGTTAGTGGAATCCGTGAGGCTCCTGGAACAACTACTCTCACAGCGACCCCGACGTTAACCATCTCCCCCACGTTGGTTGAGGCTGCTTCTGTATCCCTGACAGCCTCTCCGTCGCTTACCGTCAATGGAGTTGTCTCTAAGCCTGCATCTCTCTCCCTAAC